TGATGAATTCCTGACCGTTCACCTGTTTCGGCTGAAAGTCCGCCACGGTGGTGCACCCCGTCAGAGAGAGGCAGGCCAGGACAGTGAAATGTGCAGATCGATGACGCATGTTTTATTACTGAAGTATTGATTGGATACATATTGTACCTTTTAGGGCCTATCGCTTTTCCCGGGAAAGCCCCACAAAGAACAAGGGTCTACAGACCGAAATCTGTAGACCCTTGGTAATGCTGGTCGGGACGGCGGGATTCGAACTCGCTACCCCTTGCACCCCATGCTTTTAAAAAGTTCATTCATATGAACTCGTGTTTACGGGTGTAGACATCCCATAACATAGCATCCATGCGGCTTTCCGGGTAAAATCTTGTCTACATCAATGAATACCAGGGTATGTAAATGGATCTAGATCGGTGGGGTAAAAGTGGGGTAAAAACCGCAAGAGGGCTACTGTGAGCCGCATCACCGCCCTCGCCCTTGACCGGCTGACGCCGGCTGACGACAAGCGCATCTTGCGAGAAGATGGTGGAATCGTTGGGCGCGTAAGGGCTGGCAAGAAAGGCGTAACGGTATGGTTTCGGTACGACACCAAGCTGGCCGGCAAGAAACACGATTACAGCCTGGGCACCTGGCCCGGCAAATCTCTGGCAGAAATTCGGGCTGAGCGTGATCGCATACGCACAATCGTCGCTGACGGAATAGACCCGAACGATGCCAAGAAAGCAGACCGGATCAAGCGGCAACAGGCCGTCGCTGAGACCATCCGGAAGGCCGATGAAGAACGCATCAAGGCTATGACGGTTCAAGACCTGTTTGATGTTTGGGTCGCCGATGGCGTTGCGCGACAGGACGGCAACAAAGAGTTGAAACGCCTGTTCGCAAAGGATGTCCTCCCCTCGATTGGCAAAAGGCCCCTACTCGAACTGACCGACAAAGACATCCTGACGATGCTGCGACGGATGCGCAAACGGGACGTAACACGCCAGACGGTCATCGCCTACAACGATGTCAATCAGATGCTCTCCTGGGGCGAAAAGCGCCAACCGTGGCGAGGCCTACTGGCCGACGGTAATCCTTGCAATCTGGTGGACGTAGGCAAGCTACTGCCGGCAGACTATGAAGAAGAACGCGACCGCACTCTGTCGCCTGCCGAAATCCGCGAACTCAGCGAGATTTTCAAGCGCATGGACACGGATTACGCGAACGCTGACGACAGGCGCAAGGCCACCCGGCCCATTGATCCACGAACCCGCATAGCCTTGTGGCTTTGTCTGGGCACACTCTGCCGCATTGGCGAACTCCTGATGGCGCGCTGGGAGCATGTGAACCTGGATGAGGGTGTCTGGTACATCCCCCGTGAAAACGTCAAAGGCCGCCGGGGCAAAAAGCAGGAACACTTCGTTTTCATCAGCGACTTCACCAAGCGCCAATTTGAGAAGCTGAAGGAACTGACCGGAGAATCTGAATGGTGTTTCCCTGCGAAAAACCGTAAAGGCGAGACCACCCACGTTTGTCTGAAATCAGTGTCGAAGCAAGTCGGAGACCGACAGATCATGTTCAAAAACAGGGAGAATCCCCTGAAAGGACGCGCATTCGACAATTCGCTGGTGCTGGCATCAGGGGATAACGGCGAATGGACACCGCACGATCTGCGCCGCACTGGCGCCACCATGATGCAAGAACTGGGGGTGTCCCTGGATGTGATAGATCGCTGCCAAAACCACCTGTTGGCGGGTCGAGTGCGGCGCGTGTATCTGAGGCACGACTATGAGACTGAAAAGACAGAGGCATGGCGTCAGCTTGGCAACCGATTGGACGCCATCCTTGCTGGCGGCGCTGAGATTGTCCATTTTCGACGGGAAGCAGGATGAGCATTGAAGCAGAAAAGGAAGCCCGCGCCTGCAATACATTGATCCGTCTGTACGCCCCACAAGATGCACTTTTGCGGATGGGGTTCATGGATGCAGAAGGGAATGAACATGAGTTCCCATCCGCTGATTTTGAGGTGATTACCAGCCATCCGCGCGTTGATGCAGTAACACTCGCCCTGTATTACGCCTGCGACAATGGAAACGTCAGTTTCGATGGCGACGATCCAAAATTCGACATCATCCGAGACATACGCGTTGATCCGATTGTTATCGCTGGCCTGATCACGCTAGCCAAGATCGAAGAGGCGGCGGAAGTTATGAGCCTCACCGACGAAGTTCTCAGGGAGAGAATGTCGGCGGCCGGACGAAGGGCCGTCAAGGCACGGCACAAGAATCCTACTGGGGAGACCCAACAACGGAAAGACCGCGCTGAGAAGTTGGTCGAGATTTGGAAGTCCGGTAAGTACTCATCAAAGGACGATTGTGCCGAGCAGGAATGGGCAGGACTTGAATTCAAATCTTTCGGTAGCGCAAGGCGCGCACTGAGGAATAAATGATGTTCTGGCTCCTGCCATCTACAGCGTAGGTGACAGCAGCTACGGTGTAAGGTGCCTTCTCATCCGTCGAGCCGGTTGTCAACATGCGTCCATGTCAATTCCCACCGGGGTACAGCATGGCACAAGACGCCACTCAATCAGCTACCGCACCCAAGGCTCGACGGGTTGCGGCCTCCACCCATCCCGCGCCTGTCGATGATCGACTGCTCTCCGACAAAGAAGTCGCCCACCTCCTGGGGACATGCCGCGCTTGGCCGTGGAAACTGGTGCAGCGGGGAGAGTTTCCTCAGCCGATCAGACTGCCTCCGCGATTCACACGCTGGCGGCTGTCCGAAGTCCGCGCCTGGATGGCTGACCCCGCCGCATGGCGGTCGGCCCACACGAGGGCGTAGCCATGGCACCCCAAAACCCAAACCCTGGCGGCAACCGGGGGCGTGAAAACGCATATCTGCGTGAACGTGACGGTGACTCCACCCCCGCTCTGACTGGGCGAGCAAGCATCTATGCGGAGGCCCATAGCCTGGCCTATCTGGCACGGAGCATCCGTGCGCGTGGCACCAGAAACCATCAACGATACAGGGTGACGGTACGCGGCATCTTTGACCGCCTGGAATCGGCGTTGGGCATGGGGGCGTAGCGCATGGCCCGTGCTCGCAACATCAAGCCCGGATTCTTCAAAAATGAGGATTTGGCCGAATGCCAGCCATTGGCCCGCCTGCTTTTCGCCGGCCTTTGGTGCCTTGCCGACCGTGCCGGACGCTTGGAAGACCGCCCCAAGCGGATTCGTGCCGAAATCCTGCCCTATGACGACGGCAGCGTGGACGACATGCTGAACGAACTACATCAGGCCGGTTTCATCCTGCGCTATCAGGCGGCTGGGCAGCGGTACATCCAGGTGCTGAATTTCGGCAAACACCAGAATCCGCACCACCGGGAACAGGAAAGCATGATTCCCGCCCCGGATGGCTACGCCCCTTGCCCGGAGCAAGCCCAAGACAAGCCCCAGGCCAGCCCTGGGCAAAACCAAGGCAATGCCGAGGAAAGCCCCAGGCAGGCCCAGGACAAGCCCGGAACTGGCCCTGCTGATTCCCTTAACCTGATTCCTGATTCCCTTAACCCTATAACTGCTACGTCGCCTGCCGGCGACCCGCTGGCGTGCCCAGCAGAGGAAATCATCGCCCTGTACCACACGGCCATGCCGGACAACCCGCGCGTGAAGGTGGCGAACCAGGCGCGCAAGGGAGCGATCAAGGCCCGCTGGCGAGAGGCGGCCCATCTGGACTGCAAGCCCTTTGGCTACAGCACCCGTGCCGAAGGCCTGGCCGCGTGGCGCGTCTTCTTCGAGACATGCAACGAATCGGCCTTCCTGACCGGACGCACTACGCCCCAGCCTGGCAAACCGCCCTTTCTGGCCGACATCGACTTTCTCATGTCACCCAGTGGCTTCGCCAAGTGTCTTGAGAACAAATACCACCGGGAGGCAGAGTGAACGCCTACGAAAACACGAACAGCCTGCGTGTGCCACCGCACAGCGTCGAGGCCGAACAATCTGTTCTGGGCGGACTGCTGCTGGACAATAGCGCCTGGGAGCGCCTGGACGGGCGGCTGACTGCGGACGACTTCTACCGCGCTGACCATCGCCGGATTTTCGGCTGCATGGCCGCCATGCTCGACCAGGGGTTGCCCGCCGATGTGGTGACTGTGTACGAGGCGCTGCGCGCCGCCGGTGCCGCCGATCAGGTGGGCGGCTTGGCCTACCTCAATGCGCTGGCTCAGAACACGCCGTCGGCGGCGAATATCCGGCGCTATGCGGACATCGTGCGCGATTCTCGTGTGCGCCGTGATGTGATGACGCTGGGCCACGACATTGCCGCGCTGGCCGCTGATGCCGCGCGCGCCAGCGATACAGCGGGCTTGGTGGAAGAAGTCTCCGGCCTGGCGATGGGCCTGGCCGATACCCGCCACGCGGGCCGTGAGCCACAAAGCATCGGCGATTTGCTGCCCGGAGTGCTGGACGCCATCGGTGACCGAATGAAGGCCGGCGCTGCGGTGTCGGGCTTGCCCACCGGCTTTGGTGAACTCGACCGCATGACATGCGGCCTGCAACCGGGCGACCTGATCATTGTGGCCGGCAGGCCCAGCATGGGCAAAACCACGATGGCCGTGAACATTGGCGAGAACGTGGCCGTGGCCGGTCGCACGGCCCTGATTGTCTCGCTGGAAATGTCCGCCGACCAGCTTGCTGAGCGCAGCATGGCGCGCTTTGGGGAAATCAACACACAGGCCCTTCGCGCCGGGCAAATCAGCCAGGACGGATTCACGCGGATGGCGGCCGCCCTGGGGCGCTTGCGTGATCAGCGTCTGGTAATTGCTGATGACCCGTCCCTTGCCAGCGTTGCACGTATCCGCATGGCGGCCCGAAGGGTGCGGCAACGCCTGGGGGCGCTCGATCTGATCGTGATCGACTACCTGCAATTGATGCGCGGGGATGGCGGCAATCGAAACGAGGAACTGAGCGGCATCACCCGCGCGCTGAAACTGCTGGCGCGCGAACTGGGATGCCCGGTCATCCTGCTGTCCCAATTGTCTCGCGCGGTGGAGGCCCGCCCCGACAAGCGCCCCATCCTGTCCGACCTGCGCGAATCCGGAGCCATTGAGCAGGATGCGGATGTGGTGATGATGGCCTACCGCGACGACTACTACCGCCCGGATGGGCCATTGAAAGGCTACGCCGAAATCCTGATCCGCAAACAGCGCATGGGGCCGGTGGGCGATGTGCCGCTGATCTTCCAGGGCTGGTACTCCAGATTTCTCGATGCGAACGCTCAAGACTTCGCCGCCGCGAAGGCTCGGGGTGATGCGCCGGCGCGGACCAAGCGGAGGGGTTTCGATGGCTGATACCCACCCAAAACTGCTGCCTCTCCGGCAGGCACTCCGTGCAATCCCTTCGTCTTGCTGGCTGCGTCAGTCCAGCGCCCAACCTCGCCACAAGGAATCCCAAATGGCTGATGCCGCTATCGAATCAACGATCAACCCCGCGCACAGTGAATGGCTGGCTGATGCGCTCATGGCTGAAGACAGCCCGCCGCCCGCCCCCGTGTTGTTCGGTGGCTCCCCGAAGGCGGAACAGATGGAATTGGTGCGCGTGATCGGCGACAGGATGCGCCGAGCCCGCGAGTTGTGCAATCTCTCTCAACTGGTGGCGGCGAAGCGCCTGGGTTACTCGAACAGTTCCAAGCTGTCGAAGGTCGAGTTGGCCTCAGACACCCACAGCGCGCCCCTGTGGCTGATCGTACGCGCAGCCAAGTTGTACGAGGTTTCGGTGGATTTTCTTTTCGGCCTCACAGACGACTGGGAGATAGGGGCGCAGCGCGGTGCGCAAGGCTGGCTGCTTGATGTTTGGCAGGAGGTTCGCGCACGAGACATCGCCTTGCTGGAGCACCTGCACGATGAGATTTCGGCCATCAGCAAACACATCACCACCCTGGTGGCTGATGCGCGCGAAATCTCCAATGGCCTGGAGACCTACCGCACCCGAAACCCCGTTTTCGATGAAACCCCTGCATCCGGGATGCTGGCCGGGCGCATAGAGCGCCACGCCGAACACGCCCGCGCCGCCGAAAACGCGTTGCGGCGGTTTCAGCAAAGCCTGCGGCCAGGCGCTGACAACGGCGGTGCTGCATGAACCGCGACAACCTTTTGGCCGCACTCGACGACGACGGGGTGCAGGCGCTGGCGGCCCAATGTCATTCCGTCATGATGGATTTCTCTCGTGCCATTACCGCGCAAGACCTGATTGTGGCGGCAGTCGCTCGTGCAGAGGCCGAAGGCGACGGCACGCTGGCCGATGTAGAGGCCCACCTCACCAAGCGGCTCGGTGAGTCCATGCTCTCCTGCCATGAACTGCGGGAAGCGCACACGGCTGTTGCACAGTTCATGGAGGCTGGCGACGAAGGCCCTTGGGAGGTGCGGTCATCCATTCTTGATTTTCAGTGATGAAAACCCGGAAAACGCCGCAAAAGGCGGGGGTTTACAGCGCAGAAAATTAGTTTATCCACTCTCGGAGACGAATCATGTTCACCACCACTTATCCGCCACTTCCCACATTCACCCAAATCCGGAATATGTGGAATGACGAGAAAACCAATGGTCTGCTGCTCAGGCTGCGCAGTGATCTGGCCGAGGGCATCCAGAAACTCACACCAGAAACCCTGATGGCAATGGCCCACCAACTCCACCCTGAGTGCGAAACGTCCTATCACGCTGTCGCCATGATGGGCCTCGAAGCGGTGGATGCCTTGCGCTCCCTGGCCCAACACAGCGAAGACACGAAAAACCTGATTGCGGCGGAAGAAGATCGTATGAAACCGATGGTCTCTACCGCTGTTCGCCGCAATCTTGCTATTTCGCGGGAACTGGATGGTGTTGACCTGTCATTGAGTCGGCTGGTCTGCGACATCGAAGAGCGGCGCAACAAACTGCGCAAATCTGGCGTGGGTGCCGATGATATTGAAGCCGTCCTTGCAGTGGATGCGGGCAGGATTGAGACGGAACGCACCGAACTGAATGCCCGGCGCACGGCCTTGACGAAAGAAAGTGACGCACTGGCAGCGTTTCTGCGCACCTACGATGAAACGCTTTTGCCGGAGGGGTTCAAAGTTGTGGAGCCGCCGCCGTGCTTTATGGCGGCTGACACCGCGAGCAAATACGCCGTGGCCGGCCAAGCCGCATAACGTCGTACCGATCAATGGCCGGGTCGAGAGGGGCAATACAAGACCTGTTCCTTCCAGGAAATCGCCCCCGACACCAGCAGTGGAGTGTGTCCATTGAGGCCCGGCCGCCTTTTACAGGAGAACGTCATGGACTCCCCTTCTATTTCTCCCAAGAATGGACGCCCCCCTCGTGCTGAGAGTGTTCGCGCCAAGGCTGCACGTTGCGCCAGGGAGGCAGTGCTGGCCCTGGCTGATGTCGCCAGCAATTCCAACGCCCCTGCGGATGCACGGGTGGAGGCCGCCAAGACCCTGCTGGCGTTCGCTACCAATAAGGCCCCGTCATGATCAAGCATGACGCGCAAGGACACCTTGTCGGCGATCCGATTTCTTTGGAAGGCGCACTAGAAGGCACAGCGGGAAAGGACTGGGCCGCGATTCGCGAAGATGTGCGCGCCATTCGGCACGCTCTGACCGGCGGAAACCTGGCGTCCCCTGTTCGCCCCAGTCGCCCCGATAGGGGCGGCCACGAGGCGGCGCGTCCAGCGTCTCCAGTTACCCCCCACACCAGCGGCGCCGGCGCGGGTGCGATCCGGCGAGACGCCCAGGCGGCGGCAGCATCAGCCCAGGCAGTGGCCGCCGTGCGCGCCATGAATCAAGCCACCAGGCAGGCGGCCACGAAGCCCGTGGCGCGCGATGGACGCGGACGTTTCGTGCGCGCTGATGGACAGCCTTCTGGAGAGCGTGGCGGGGCGGGTGGAAGCGGCAGGGGCGGCGCCCGTGAACCGGGCGACCCTAGCGAAGTCAGCGCGCTGCGCGGCGTCGTCAGCCGTATTGCCGGGTCCATCAAGGTTTCTGGCAGCGGGATGGAAGACGCCGATCCGGCCGTCAAGGCCATGAACGAAGTGGCGCGTCCGATAGGCCGTGGGTATGACCTGTTGGCCGGGGGCAACCGCGAGAAGCGCCAGGAGGGGTGGCTGCGTCGAATCTGGACTTCGGTTTCTGGGTTTCGCAAGGATGAATCCCTCTTCAACAAGGTGGCCGCCAAACGCCTGAAAGCCATTGAGGAAAAGCCGGGCGATGCGAAGGGCGGCGGCTCTGGCCTGCTGGGCGGACTTGGTGGACTGCTGACGCGCATACCGCTCATCGGCCCCCTGTTGAGTGCTGGTGGTGCGGCTGCTGGCGGGCTTGGCAAACTGCTGCTGGGCGGCGGTCGTGGCTTGCTGCGCAAAATCCCGATTCTGGGCACACTGCTGGCCGGTTTTGGGGCCGCCAGTGATATTTATGACACGGAAACCGATGACAGCCTCACCCGTGAGCAGAAGGACAAGCGCACCGGCAAGGCGGCCGGCGGTTTGGCTGGGTCTTTGGGCGGTATGTGGGCCGGGGCTGCGGCAGGCGCGGCCATTGGCAGTGTGGTGCCGATCATTGGCACGGCAATCGGCGGCATCATCGGCGGTGCGGCCGGCATGTTCTTCGGTGACAGGGCCGGTCAGGTAATCGGCGAAACCGTCGGCGGCTGGGTGTCCGACCTGCGTAATGCCGACATCCCCGGCAAAATTTCGAGCGCCTGGACAGCTACAACGGACGCAATCTCTTCGGTGTGGGATGCAGCTACCGCAAAGTTCTCGTCGGCATGGGATACCGTGACGGCAGGCTTTGACGAAGTGGGCCAGGCCATCACGAAGAAATGGGATGGTTTCGTGGATGCGGCCAAGTCCGGATGGGACAGCATCACCAGCGTGTTTGCGTCGGCCTACGAGGGCCTGAAGAGCCTGCCCGGTATCGGCCCCGCCATCGAGGCGGCCGAGAGCGCGGCCAGGAAGACCAGCGAATTCGTGCAGGAAACCTATGAGAGCGCGAAGGAGTTGGGCACCAAGGCGGTGAACAAGGCCAAGGACTGGGGGACCAGCGCCTACGAAGGCGCGAAAAATGCGGGTTCGGCCATTGGTGACAAAGCCTCTGATCTGTGGGCCAAGATGACGGGGGGCAAGTCATCGACCGAGAGGCGGGCTATCGAAACCGCGTCAGCGTACCAGCAGGGCAACATTGGCGGGCTGGATGAGGCGCACACCCGCGCGCTGGTGGCATCCACCGCCGCAACGGAGAGTGCCGGCGGCAAGTTGGGTGTGGTGAATCCCGCCGGATACATGGGGCGTTACCAGGCTGGCGCGGGATGGCTGGCAGACGCTGGGCTGATCAAAGGCGGCGGCGCGGCGGTGCAGGCCGCCATGAAAGCGGACGGGTTCACCAACGAATACAAGTGGGGCCTGTCCGGCGGCATGACGAAGTTTCTGAAGAACTCCGACAACTGGAACGGCGGTCTGGACTACGAAAAATACCTGTCCAGCGCGGACACCCAGGACGCGGCCTTCAAAACCAACTCCGACAAGTCCTATGCCCGCCTGCTGGCGCGCGGCGTCATCAAGGAGGGCATGAGCCAGGACGAAATTGCCGGAATCCTGAAGGCCCGCCATATCTCCGGCGAAGGCGGTGCGGCCATGGCCGCCAGGGGCCTGACCGGCCCGGCCGATGCCAATGGCACCACGGCCAAAAAGTACATGGACGACCTGGCGGATGGCAACATCTACACTAAGACGTTCGTGGCGGCAGCGGATCAGCCCGCCCCCAGCGAAACAGCCGGCGCAAGCCCTGCTACGCCTGAAAGCACAACCTATTCCGATGACGGGCGTTCCGTAACCACTCGACGCCGGGGCGGCCAGACGACTGTGCCGATCCTGACCGCGCAAGAGAAGGCAGCAGTGGACACGCCAAGCAGTCCCGACCTACAGGGGGCGGGCTTTCCGGGCGGCGTCACCGCGCCAGCCATGAAGACCATCAGCGTCAATGCCAGCGCGCCTTCGGTGCCGTCCGCCCCCAGCGTTCCAGCCGTGCCGGATGCGCCGCCGGTGACAACGCCAATGGCGTCAAACGATTCGGGCAAGCCCGTTCAAGTATCCATGCCGACACCGGAGGTCGGCCAGGATGTGCGCGACCGTGGCATTGCCCACGTTGCCACCGGCGGGCTTTCCGCCTAACCCTTCAAAAACCGAGGAACCATATGAACCAGACCGAAATGATTGAAATGCCAGCCGACACGGCGCGTCGCACCTTGTGGACGTTGCTGAAACTGGGGGAGGCGTACCGGGCAGGCGCAATTCGCGTGGACGAAAGCGCATGCTTCGGGCTTGCAGCCGAAGCGCGGACGCTGCTGGATGAGTTGGGGAGGGACAGCACCAGCGCATCGGAATTGCGGGAGCCAGACCATGGCCGTGAAGAAGGCCAGTAAGCCCGACAGCAAGGCCAAGACGGTGACACGGGGGCGGCCGACGAAGTACCGCCCCGAGTTCGCTGAGCAGGCCCGCAAGCTGGCCCTGTTGGGGCAGACCGACGCTGAAATGGCTGCGTTCTTTGGTCTGTCCGAAGCGACCCTGCACCGCTGGAAACACACCCACAAGGATTTTTGCGAGTCCATAAAAGAGGGGAAGGCTGGTGCAGACGCGAAAGTGGCCGCCGCCCTGTACCAGCGGGCCATCGGTTACTCGCACCCTGATGTGCATGTCAGCAACTACCAGGGCGCAATCACGGTGACACCGCTCACGAAGCATTACCCGCCGGACACGGGAGCGGCCTTCATCTGGCTGAAGAACCGCCAGCCGGACAAGTGGCGCGACCGTATTGAGCACCAGGCGGACATAACGGTGAATGGGCCGGCAAACGACGAACTGGTGCGGCTATTTGATGAGCGGATGCGGGTAGCCAGGGAGCGGCAGGCGGCTGTGATGGCTGAGCGAGGGATTGAGCGTGACGACCAAGAGTGATTTCGACAGATTGGCGGCGGGCCGTGCAGAGCGGCTGCGCGACATGACGGGGAAACTCCACGCCGCGTTCAGGGGGCGTGAAACGATGAGGGCTACTGCTTTGCGCCTGGATGGCGAAAATAGGCAGCTACGCGCCCTTGCTGAAGCGCGTGGGATCGACGTAGGGGCGGCGCTTTCCCTGGGCTTTCGATGGGAGAAGTAGGAGCCAGCGCGCCCAAGGGTGCTTCGGCGGCCTTGGGCTGACGCATCCGGGCCGACAACGGCTCCCCCGGATGGTGCTGGCATGGGATGGCGGAGCGACAGGCAGTTGCCCAGCCTTGCCTGAACTCATGCCGGGGAGGGATTCTGCTACCCCCAGCACTCCGCCTGACGATCATAGCGCGGCTCTGTGCCGGTGTGTCACCACCGTATAGACGAAAAAGCCCGGCACATGGCCGGGCAGATATGCATGTCAGTTGCGGAGCCGTTCACACTGCCGGCCGCCCTTGAACGGCGTCACCCATGCGCGGCTTCCTTGATCCGGGCGTCCAGTTCTGCCGTGACACGATCTTGCGCACCCTGCGCGACCGTCGTGCCGATACTCGCCACGGTGTAGACGGGCCGTGGCAGCTCGTCGTGCTCAAGCAACTGATCGAGTAGCCATTTCAGTTGCTCGAAGGCGGCCAGGGCTTCTGTCAGGATCGCCGTGGTTCGGTTGTGGGCATCCTGACCCGTCTTCTGGGAGGTACTCATGCTGCACCTCCTTCCTCAGCGGCCAGGATACAAGCCTGCAATTCGTCGGCCGGCTCACCAACGATGCTCACCTGATAGTCGGCGGCGATGTAGGCACCGAGCGATGAAAGCGCCTGGATGAGTGCTGCGCTTTGCGCACGGTCGTTGCTGTTGTTCGCTTCCTCGATGCACTGGAACAGCGCACCCAGCCAGTTGAACGCCTCGACAGAGCGGTGAAGCGGCTGGACGACTTGATCTGGGGAGCGGCCAAAGAAGTCATGAACGCCTTGTGCTGCACGGGCCACCGCAGGATCGGCCTGTTCATCCTGCCTCAGCGCCTGGGGGGCTTTCGGGGTGCGTGTGCTCATGCTGCCACCTTTCCCTTGCTGATGGCCGCCTCGACGGCTGCGGCCATCTTTTCGTGCTCACAGTCGATTGTGTTGCCGATGTCGTCAGCAACGTACTGGCCCATATCGGCCAGGTGTTTGATGTGGATTTCGCCGCCCCCCTTCTCATGCAGCACCTCAATGGCGTGAAGTACCGCACCGAGCCAACTCAGCGTATCTTTGGCCGTCTCGATGAGGAACAGCACATCGTTGGGAGATTCTCCAAACACGGCTCTGGCCGTTTCGATGGGCGTAGCGGATGCCGCCGGTGTACGTCCGGCAGTGGGTACAATTTTGGCAGTTGCCATGGTGATAGCCTCCAAGGGTTCGGCATGGTGACGAGAGGCCCGGCGGTGTTAGCGCACTGCTGGGCTTCGCTTTTCCAGGGAACGATATTGTCCTCTGTTGAGTACAATATAGAGTGCTATATAAAGCAGTGTCAAGCACTTTATAGAGTGCTATAGTTTTCGCATTCCATAATTGGGGCGGAATATGAGCAAGACGCAAGATGCGCTTCGCCTGATGCGCGAGAAGGGGCTGACGCCCTACGCTGCTGCCAAGGAGGCCGGTATCACGCCGACGACCTTGTATGCGGCCATCCGGCGCGAAGAAGCCAAAGGGGCTATGGTGGCCTGCCCGTGCTGCGGTTCGATGGTGCCGGCGGAGCGGGTCAATCAGGATGTGCTGGCGGCCGGAATAGCGTAATGCGGCCGCGCATCCCAAAGGTCGCGGCGCAGCAGGGATGTGCGTTCGCCCTGGGCGGCCTTGCCGGGGCGCTGCTGGTGGCGGTCATCGCGCCGCAATCCACGCAATGGATCAACACACTCACCGCCATGGGAACCATCGGCGCCGTCATCGTCGCCCTGTGGGCCGCACTATGGGGGCGGCATGTGCAAACGGAACAGGCGAAAGACCGGGCCGGGCTGTATGCTGCCTACATCGCCGCAAAGCTGGAACGGTATGTGGATGCGTTGCAGACGGCCACCGCTTGCGCCTATTTCGATGACTTGGCTCACCACACGCCCAGGTTTTTGCACTTCAAGCGGTCACTGAATACAGCCACCACCGATATTTCCCTGGACATGCTGGCGAACCTGATCCCCGTAGATGGCCGTGCGGCCCATCGCCTTGCCAGGGGTCTTGCCCTGGTTGAGGAAGTGCAGCGTGTCGTGGCGCTGGAGGCCGCACACGAGGATGAGTCCGGTGGGGCCTATCAGGTCAGCGACGACCGCACTTTGGAACTTGGCGGCCAACTGAGCGCAGCCGTGGACTTGATGCGCGTGGCCCTGGGTGAGTTTTATGCCTGGGCGGCGCGCTATGCGAAGACGCCGACGGCGGAAGAGGTCTATGGAGAGTGAGGCGATGCCATAACCCGCCCGCCCCGGCATTGCTGCGCCAGATCACAGGCAACCCGGCGTCTCAGGCCGCCCCAGGTTGCTAGGGTGGCGTCAGCGACTCATCAACTCTGCCGACCATGGTAGACAGTGCCATCCCATTCAAACTGGGAGAGGGTCTCGATAGCGCACTGCCTGATAGTTTCGCCGCTCTCGGAGAGTGGGTCGGCATCGTCCGCCAGCGTGAAAGCGCAGATTTGGGCGTTGCTGTCATAGAAGACCGAAGACACCAGATGATGGCACCCACGCTCAGCCACCAATTCGGCGAACTCCAGCATTTCGACCATCTCCCACGCCTGAGCGTAGCGGGTCTGCAATGAAATCCCGAACGCCGTTAGGTTGTCGATGCTCAACTGGCTGGCTTTCTCGTCGAAGTAGGACATGTGCGCGGCTCCTGCATGTGGATGAAGCGCCATTTTGGCATGACTCTGCGGGGGTAATGTCGTACCCCCCTTACGGCCTACTAGATTAAGTAATTTCGCACCCCCCTTACGGCTAACTAGGGGTTGGGCCAGCCCAGGTCGTCATCAGTCTGGGGCGGCTGGGCGCATTGCGCAAAGGGCGAAGCGCAATGAGCAATGCTCATAGGCGGGGTTTTCAAATCGGTGGGGTAAAAGGTGGGGTAAAACCGCACAAAAGAACAAGGGCCTACAGACCGAAGTCTGTAAGCCCTTGATAATGCTGGTCGGGACGGCGGGATTCGAACTCGCGACCCCTTGCACCCCATGCAAGTGCGCTACCAGGCTGCGCTACGCCCCGAAAGACGTGCATTCTAGCACAGAATCCGCGGTCGCCGCCCGCCG